AACTCAGCACCAAGAAATGTTGCTGGAGATATTGGTAGATTATTTGGAGAAGCAATCGCTAAAAAAATTGACACAGACTTAACTGCGTTATTTGATGGTTTCTCTACAGAAGTTAATGATGGAACAGCAGTTCTAAGTGCATCTAATGTATTCAATGCAGTAGCATTACTTAGAAAAAATGCAGTTCCAATGTCTGATCTAGCTGGTGTATTTCATCCATTAAATGCGTTTGATTTAAAAAGTAATTTAACAAACACATTTGTAGGTAGAGATACAGAATTATCAAACGAAGCTTTAAGAACAGGTTTTGTTGGTAATGTAGCTGGTGTTCCAATATTTGAAACTTCAAATATGGCTGACAACTCAGGCAATAATCCAGGCACTACAGGAGACTACAAAGGTGCAATCTTCCATAGAGATGCGTTAGCATTGGCTATGATGCAAGACCTAAAAATCGAAACTCAAAGAGATGCTTCTCTAAGAGCAGACGAGATTGTAGCAACTGCTGTATATGGTACAGGAGAACTTAACGATAGTTATGGTGTTGAATTAAACGTAGATTCATCAATCCAATAATCGTACTTTTATCAGGGAGAGAAATCTCCCTGATAATCAATAGGAGAATTTATGAACATTAGATTAACAAATGGTAAAAAAACTATAACAAGAGCAAAAGACCAATACGAAGCTAATATAAAACATTTTAAGTTAAGAGGTTTTGCTCCTGTTAATGAAGTAAAAAAAGAAATTAAAAAAGCGACAGTAAAAGACATTTCTGATAAAGTAGTTGAACTTAAACCCAAGAAAAGAAAAACAAGGAAAAAGAAATGAACAAATTTATAATGATGAAAGCTAAAAAGTGGTCAAAGTGGGTATGGGTAAAAGCTAAAAATAACCCAATGTACTCAATACCATTAGTTTTAATTGTAGCTTATTTTATTTGGAAGTAGTTTATGGCTAATTACACAGGTGCAAATGTTATAACTGCAAGTGATGTCACTAAGTATCAACCTGATGCTTTTGGTTTTGGTATTGCTTCAACTGATACTGAAGCTGTTAATTTCTTTGCACAAACAACAAATGATATTCTAAGACAGCTTAGAGTAGAGTGGTGGCCAACATACAAAACAAATGTATTTACAGATATAACAGTTTTAAATACTGCTGAGATGGTAGATACTAAAGTTAATTTAGATCAGTTTGAGAGGGCTGGTGTATATCTATTTTTAGGTAGATTCTTTTGCCCAGCATTAACTAAATTCAGGCCTGAAACAGAAAAAGACAGATTTGAAAGAATGGCCGAGTATTATATGTCAGAATACAATAAGGAATGGAGAACAGTTTTAGAAGATGGTGTTGAGTATGATGAGACAGGAGATGGCACTATACAAGTTTCTGAAAGAGAGCCTTTACATGGATTTAGAAGATTGACTAGATAATGGCTTTAGATTTAAAGATTAAAACTAACGCACAACAAATATCCAAAAGATACAGCAGATTACAAAGTAAATTTCCAAGAATAATTGACAAAGGATTATTACAGGCTGGTTTTCACTTGCTTGACATCATAAGAACAAAAACAGCTAAAGGTATTGATTTTAGAAATGTACCATTTGCACAATACTCTGAGTCTTATAGAAAACAATTACAGAGAGAGGGTAAGCCACTTAAAGTAGATTTGTTTTATTCAGGAAGAATGTTAGGTGCTTTAACTCCATCAAGTAGAACAATTAAGAAAACAGGAACAAATAAAATATCAGTAGGTTTCTCAAATGCACAAATGAGACAGAGAGCATTATTTAATCAAGTATTAAATACACCAAAAAGAGAATTTTTTGGCTTTAATGATAGAACAGAAAAGATTATAAGTAAGCAATTCAACAGATTTATAGAAAAAGAATTACAGAAGTTTAAATTATGAGTGTACGAGAAAATATTGCATCAAACCTTTTATCAACCATATCAGGTATAAGTAGCCCAATAACAATTAAAAAAGCTACAAGACAACCATTTCAATTAGACGAATTATCAGACAAACAATACCCAGCAGTAATAGTTCAAACATCTGAAGAAACTAGAGAAGATGCTGAGATGGGAAGTGGTGCTAAAACAAGAATAGGCACTATTGATTTTGTTATACTTGGTTTTGTTAAGGGTGCTGAAGTTAATATTGATACTAAAAGAAATCAATTAATTACAGCTATTGAAACAGAGTTAGAATCTGATATTACAAGAAATGGCAACGCACTTGATACAGAAATCACAAGTGTAGAAACAGACGAGGGTACATTGTTTCCTATTGGTGGTATAAGAATGGTTGTTAGATGTACTTATGAGTTCCAAGCTGGAACACCATAAACAAGGAGAAGATATGGCTAGTAAAGATAAAATTATTGATAAGATAGAAAAGAAAATAGATAGTATTGAGAAATTGCATGACAAAGAATCAATGTTATGCGAAGAAGTGAAAGACTTACTTGCTGATCTGAGAGACCAAGAGGAAGATGAAAAGTGGGAAGATGACTCAGAGGATGACTTTGATGAAGATATGGATGACGAAGATATTGACGATGAAGAAGAAAACTAATATAAACAAATTAATTATAGGAGAATAAAATGGCAGTACATCATGGAAAAGAGGGCGAAGTAGTAGTAGGTGGGTCAGCGATTGGCGAACTTACATCTTTCACTCTTGAAACAACAGGAGATGTTGTTGAATCTACACAAATGTCAGATGGTGCTAAAAGTTTCATAGCTGGTAGAACATCATTTTCAGGTACGTTAGAAATGCACTTTGACGAAACAGATAGTGTTCAAACTCAATTAACTGCTGGGTCAAGTGTCACTTTTAAATTATTACCTGAGGGAAGTTCAACAGGAGACAGAAAATTTGAGGGTGCTGGTATAATTACAGGTATGTCTGTATCACAGCCTTTAGATGGTATTGTTGCTAGAAATGTGACTTTTCAAGGAACAGGTGCTTTGACAATAGGAACTGAATAATCATAATTTATGTCAGTTATAGATAGAGTTAAATCTCATTTTGAGACTTTACAGACTATTACTATTGAAGTTCCTGAATGGAAAGACGAAGCTGGTAATCCATCAATATTTTATTCTGAGCCTTTAACACTTGAAGAAAAAAACATAATCTTTAAAAAATCAAACAATTTTCAAGATTTAACTGTTCTTGTAGATTTGTTAATTATGAAGCTTCAGGTTAAAGATGAAAAAGGTAATCTCAAAAAAGCTTTTAAATTAGAAGATAAATTTGAATTAAGAAGAAATGCTGATTCAAATGTTATTGCAACAATATCAAATAAAATACTTTTAGACACTTCATTTGAGGATGCCGAAAAAAAGTAAATAGCGACCCTGAAATAAGGTCGCTTTTAGCAGTAGCAGATAGACTTCACATAACAGTACAAGAGGTTTTAGATATGCCTGTTAGTCATTATAATCTTTGGTTAGCTTACTTGAAAAAAGAGCAAGATGAGTATAAAAAGCAAAGACAACTAGCTGAAGCAAGGAAATATAAATAATGGCAAATCAAAGACTACTCATTGACATAATTGCAAATGATAAAACCAAACAAGCCTTAGGTGGTTTGCAAAAAGGTCTAGCTAGAGTAAAACAATCTGTATTTAATTTAAGAAACGCATTTATAGGTCTTGGTGCTGGAGTAGTTATTAAGGGTTTTATTGATGCTGGAATCCAAATAGAAAATCTTGAAGTACAACTAAACGCATTATTTGGCTCTGCTAGAGAGGGAAAAAAAGCACTAAAAGAAGTCACAGACTTTGCATCAGGCACACCATTTGAACTTAAAAATATTCAACAAGGTATTACAGCATTAGCAACGATTAGAAAACAAGCAGAAGCAAATGGGGTTTCATTTGATGAACTTTTAAAAATTACAGGTAATACAGCAACAGTTTTAGGTGGAGACTTTGCATTAGCATCTTTACAAATTCAAAGATCATTTAGTGCTGGTATATCAAGTGCCGAACTCTTTAGAGAGAGAGGTGTTAAAGCTATGGCTGGATTTAAAGAGGGAGTCAGTATTAATGCAAATGAATCAATAAAAGGTTTAGCAAAAGCATTTGGTACAGGTGGAGAGTTTGGAAATCTAATTGATGATTTAAGTAAAACTTTATTTGGTACAATATCAAACTTAAAAGATGCTTTCTTTATTTTTCAAGTAGAAGTTTCTAAAGGTTTCTTTGAAGCATTAAAAAGTAATTTAGGAGATTTAAAAAAGACAGTAGAAGAAAATAGAAAAGAAATTGCAGAGTTTGGACAGATGATAGGAACAGGTTTAAGTTCAGTAATCAATGCCACAGCAAATACTTTAAAATTTTTTAAAGACAACATAGCAATAATAACAGAAGCATTTAGAATATTTATTGCATTAAAAGTAGTAGCATTTTTCCATAGTTTAGCAGTAGCTATTGGAGTTGCTAACGCATCTATGATTGGTTTTAATGCAACAGTTAGAAAAAATTTATTGATTGGTGGTGCTGTAATAGTTTTATCTAATTTAGATAGGATAGTTAGCAAACTGAAAGAAGTTGCAAGAATGATGGGTATTATAGACCCAAAAGCTTTAGAAATACCTGATAGAAATAGAGGTGTTTTAGAATTTACTGTTAAAGCTGGTAAGATAGAAAGTTTATCAGAAGCAATCAAAAGAAATTTCTTTGATGTATTTACATCATTTAGAGATGCAAACAAAACAGCATTAGGAGAAATGCAAGGAAAATTAACATCTATTGGAAACACGATAGGTCAAGGATTAAATAAAGGTATTAAATCTTTTTCAGATGCTTTAGCACAATCAGTTGTTTTAGGAAAAAATTTACAAGAAACACTACAAAATTTAGCACAGACAATTATGGTTAAATTATTATCATTTGCTATTGAATTAATTTTAAGAAAACAAGTTGAGTTATTTATTGAAAAACAAATAACAGCAGAAAAAATAAAACAAGCTACAATAGGAACTGCAAATGCTTTATCAGGATTAGGCTCACTCAAAGGATTCTTTGGTATGGCAAATGGTGGAGCAGTAAGAAAAGGACAGCCTGTTGTTGTTGGAGAAAGAGGTGCTGAAATGTTTGTTCCAAATAGTACAGGTCAAATAACACAATCAGCAAGAGGTACAGGTGGTGGAGCAGTTAATGTGAACTTTACAATTAACACAATAGATTCAAGAGGATTTAGTGATGCTTTACAAGAGAACAGAGGTACTATAACAGGAATAATAAACAATGCTTTAGCAGAAAAAGGAAGAAGTGAGTTAGTATAATGAGTGGTGCATTTCCAATATCAACATCTAAATTTGAAACACTTGGTATTAAGTCTGTTCAAAATACAATTATATCAAAATCAATCTCAGGAAAAAAACTAGCAAGACAAGTAGATAATCAAAGATTTGGTTTTACAGCTAGAATAATTACAGCAAAAAGATCAGATGTTTATGGAGAACTTATGGCTTTTATAATCAAGCAAAGATCAGGTAAAGAAAACTTTACTATTATTCCACCTGAAATAGAAGATGCTAGAGGTAATGTTAGTGGTACTGTTCTTGTAAATGGTGTTCACGCAGTTGGAGACACTACAATAGATATTGATGGCATGACAGGAACATTGAAAGCTGGAGACTTTATAAAATTTGCATCACATAATAAAGTTTATATGGTAGTTGCAGACGCAACAGCCGATGGGTCAAATGAAGCAACGATCACAATAGAGCCACCTCTTATAACAGCTTTGACAAATGATTCTGTTGTCACTTACGATAACGTACCTTTTACTGTGCATCTAATAAACGATATTCAAGAATTTGGTACTGTAGGTGCAGATAAAGATGGTAATGTTTTATATCAATTTGAGTTGGATGTTGAAGAAACTCTTTAATGAAAAAATACAAGATTACACACTTAATTAGTGCAGACTTTGAAGCTACAGCTATTGTCAATGAAGATGAGATTGACGATAAAACTAACGATTTAAAAGCATATCAAAAACCTGATAGCAAATTTAATTTTACCATGTTAAAAGGTACAGAAACCATAACTAGAACATATTACGAGGAACATGGCACGAACACTAACGACAGCAGTAAAAAACGAGTTATTAACAGGTCAGATTAGACCCATACATCTTATTGAAATAGGATTTTCAACACCTGTATATTTAACTGATAACAGCTTTGATTTAACTTCTTCAATATCAGGTACAAGTAGAACTTACACTTCTTCTGCATTTTTAGTTGGTGGCTCATCATTTGAAGAACAAACAGATATTACAAAAACATCATTAAGCTTATCTCTATCAGGTGCAGATCAAACATTTATATCTACAGTTTTAAATGAAAATGTTGTTAATGATACTGTTGAAATATACAGAGGACTTTTAAATTCAAGCAACTCTATAATTGCTGACCCAATATTATTATACTCAGGAAACATAGATACATTTGAAATAGCTGAAACAGACACTCAATCAAATGTAAAATTAATTATTGTATCTCATTGGGCAGACTTTGATAAGAAGTCAGGTAGAAAAACAAACAATGCTTCTCAACAAAGATTTTTTAGTTCAGATGTTGGTATGGATTATGCTAGTGAATCTGTACTAGATATTAAGTGGGGTAGAGAATGACAACTTTCAACGAAGTTATTGGCTTGTATTATAATTTTGATAAATACAAAAAAAATACATATGACGAGTTATATCATCATATTTTACCATCTATAAATTTAAACCAATATAAAATATTTAAAGATGAACAAGGAATTTATGGTTTTGTAAATTGGGCTTATCTAAGCAAAGACGTAGAAAACGATTACATAAGAACATCTAAAATTTATAAAGATGAATGGAAAAGTGGTAATCTTTTATGGTTATATGATATTATTATAATCAGAAAGAGCAAAGAGGTTATGTCATGGGTATATAACTATTTTAAAAAATTATTAAAAACAAATGAATCTATATCTTGGTTGCGTTTAGATAATAACGACAAAGTATATAGAGTTGGTAAAAAATATAAAAGGGGATTTCATAAATAATGGGTGGCTCGGTTAAAAAAATAATTAAACCTGTTGTATCAGCATTTAATATGTTTAGTGGTGGGTTTAATCCATTTGTTGCTTTAGGTGTAATGGCTATTGGTTGGTTGTTTATGAGATCAATGAAACCTGAGGTGCCTGACTTTGGTACAAATGATTTTGAAGAAACTGAAAGAGGTATCTTAGTAAATAAACAATCTAACAATGCTTGTGTTCCTGTAATTTATGGAGAAAGATTAGTTGGTGGTACAAGAGTATTTATAGAAACTTCAGGAACAGATAATACTTATTTATATGTTGCTTTAGTTCTTGCAGAGGGAGAGGTAAATTCAATAGAACAAATTAGAGTAGATGATAAAGTAGTCACATTTGATGGTGCATTAACTCATGGCACAGTAAGAGAAGTAGCAAGTAGTGACAGTAATTTTTACAAAGACTCTACAAGTCATATTCAGGTACAAGCTTTTATGGGAACAGATGACCAAGTAGCATCTAGTGTTTTAACACCTTTATCATCATGGGGAAGCAATCATAGATTAAGAGGTATTTGTTATTTAGCTTTAAGATTCAAGTGGAATCAAGATGTGTTTGGTGGAATACCTGTAGTACAAGCTAAAGTAAAAGGTAAAAAGATTGTCACATTAGCATCTAATTTATCAGAGCAAACAGCATCTTTTTCTACAAATCCAGCTTTTTGTTTATTAGATTATTTAAGAAATGAAAGATATGGAAAAGGAATTGCTACATCAAGTTTAGATTTACAAAGTTTTTATGATGCTTCACAAGTTTGCGTCACACAGGTCACACCATTTTCAGGTGGTAGTGATATTAATTTATTTGATTGTAATGCTGTTGTAGATACATCAAAAAAAGTATTAGACAATGTAAGAGATATTGTAAAAGGAATGAGAGGTTATCTTCCTTATGTTCAGGGTAAATATAAATTAGTTATTGAGACAACAGGTACAGCTTCAGTATCTTTAACAGAGGATGATATTATTGGTGGATATGCTTTAGCTTCTCCTACAAAAAATTCTAAATACAACAGAGTTATTGCTTCATTTATAAATCCTGACAGAAACTATCAAGTAGATGAAATTCAGTTTCCACCTATTGATGACTCAGGATTAGCAAGTGCAGATCAACACGCAACAATGAAAACAGCAGATGGTGGATTTTTATTAGAGGGTAGATTTGATTTTAGAACTATTACTTCTCCATATCAAGCAGAGGAAATGGCTGAGATTATATTAAGACGTAGCAGAGAAGCAATCGGTCTTAGTATAAACTGTGGATTTAAAGCTTATGAATTACACATAGGAGATATTGTAAATGTCACTTTATCTAGTTTAGGTTTTTCAAGTAAATCTTTTAGAGTTTTATCTATGACATTTAAAGAAGATTATACTATTGATTT